GAGATTCCAGAAACTTCGTCAAAATGCTTATATACCCAAGCCCCTACTTCCATCCATTCATCTTCTTTAACAGATACAGTAATAGATGGCTTATGTTCACACCATGAACGTTGATAAACTAACCATGTATTCAAATGATCGATTGCAGTTAAATCATTTCTTACAATTGCACCTTCTGGTGCCTTTACAGGGAATGAGAATACATATGTATCATTTGGCTTCATAAAGTCATCTTCTACGGGAATTCCGACTTCCTTTAAAAATGTTGATAGGGGATCTTTCTTATCTCCACGAACTGTACGAATATAATACTCTGAATGCCATGCATGCATTCCAGAAGACACTCCTACAAGCTGTGAGACGGTCCCTGAAGGCTTAACACAGGTTATAGCTGCAGACTCATTGATTCCAATTCTATCTGACTCTGCTTTATTAATAAATCTTGCAACATCCCTAATGTCCTCTAAGAACTTTCCAAGCTTTTCTAAGTTTTCTTTTCCAGACATAAACTTGTGTCCAAATTGACCTGTCAATGAAACGCCAAGTAGTCTTTCTTCTTCAGTATTGTCTTTCCAAATCTTACGAAGATATTTGAAGTCTGTAAGGGTTGACTGCCATGTTCCAAGAATTGTTGCTAACTTTACCTTATTTTCAATATCCTTTAAAGAATCATTCTCACGAATTACAACTTCGGATAAATTACAGAACTGATAAGGGCGAAGGATAATTTCTGAGCATGGGTTAGTTCCGTAATGAATTTCTGGGTCTCTTCTACCCCATCTTGCTGCTTGCTTTTGAGCAGCGGCAACATTGTATATGCCACGCTCACCTGATTTTGAATCATATAAATTTTTCCACTCTGCTATAAACTGCTCCATTTCTGGTTTGCGAGAATATGCTACTGAATTATTTGATAGTGCACGTTGAGTGTTGTTTTCCCACCAGTTTCCAGATTTTGCGGCTGCCATTTCAATATCGTTAATATTAGATAACGAAATCATTGCGGAACGACGTACTCCACCAACAACTACAACTTCACCAATCTTACACATTATATCGTGAGCTTCAATAGGTTTCAATTGGCGACCTGCTGCTGACTTAAATTTTGCAATAGTAAAATCAAATAGGTTAATCAAAGGCTGTGGTCCAGATGACCTTCCTCCCATTGTCTTTAAACGTGCACCTGCTGGGCGAAGCTTAGATACATCAACAGAAGGAATTTGTCCAGCCCAAAGCATTGCAAGAAGTTCACGATACGCCTTTGCCCATCCAGTCTTTGAATCCTCAACAGAAATAATTGTATTGGACTTTTCAAAACTTTCTGGAACGGCAGGAAGCTTATTGACATACTTGTATTCAACAGAGAATCCAACACCAGTTCCACACATTAAGATATACATAGTCTCATCAAATGATCGAGGTGAATCAACTGGAACAAATGAGCAGTTATACCCTGCAACATGATCTCTATCAAGAGCAGGACCTGCAGTCATTACTGCTCTCATTGAAGGCATTACATTTCTATCATAAACAAACTCTTTAAGTTCATCTACAAGCTTTTTATCTGGAACATAGTCAAAATTATTTTTCAGATGATTTAACATAAAACTAAAGTATCTATCAACTGTCTCACCCCATGTTTCTCTGCGATTGTCATCTGGGATCCATCTTGCATATCTCGACAATGCAATAAAGTTTTCGTATGGGTTTTCAATAATTCTTGACATATAGCACCTTTTCTCCGCCTTGCGGTTTAATTTTAAAATAATAGAAGATAATTCTACCAAAGAAAATTCTTTAAGGGAAGTGCTTTAGAAAATAAACTAATAAAAAACAGTAAGATTATTAGTTAACTATAAATAAAAATTATAGTCGACTAGCTTGACATGTACTAAATAACAATGTTATGATTATAGTCCGTTATCTCTAATGGAGGAAATGCCAATGGAGAATATAAAAGAAAAACTTAGTGATGTTTTACATCATTATGTTGCAATAGCGGTTGGTTTAATGTTTTTATATACTGGAACACCAGTTGTTAATACACCGCCAGCCGAAGCTCTAACTGTAAAGGTAGAGTCTAAAACAGAAGCACAACTGAAAAGAGAAACGCTGGAAAAATTCAGCAATACTGTATACAAACCTTCGGAAATGTTAACAGATAATGAGTTAGTAAAACTTCTCAAGTCTGTAGGTTTTGAAGGAAGCGCCCTTAAAATGGCGTGGGCCATTGCTAAAGCGGAGTCTAATGGACGCCCTATGGCATACAATGGCAACAGGAGCACTGGAGACAGTTCCTACGGAATTTTTCAGATCAACATGCTGGGTAACCTTGGTATAGATCGTAAAGAGAAATTCGAATTGAGGTCGAACGTACTTTTGTTCGATCCAGTCATAAACGCAGAGATAACGTATTATATGACTAAAGGCGGAATAGACTGGTCATCGTGGCCAAATTCTATTAGTAAAGCAAAGAGATTGATGATTCAATTTCCAAAGTAGTTAGGGGATAGGTATTAAAATACAAATTGTATCAAGGTACCTATCTCTATCAAAAGAAGGCCTTGTTCCTAAAATGGATTGCCCATTAGATCAGGGTCTTCTTTTTTCAAATTTAGATGAAGAAGATAAAATTTTCCTATACTGCATTTCTTGTAGTTATAAAAAATATATAGGAATCGATATGTATAAAAAAATGAAAGGATACGTAGATGCAAAGTATTTATAATAAAGATTTAATACTAGAGCTATCCATGGTGATCCCATGCGCTCACATACCTAGGGAATTTATCGCTGATAGAGTTATTAAACATTTTGTTAAATATCTAGATGAGCAGTCTCAGTCAAATAAAACTATAAATCAGGTTCTATTTGAAATAACTAGCGATGAAAAATATAATGCCTGAAGATTATATAACTCAGGACATGGAAGATAATTTACCCATGGTAAATTATATTATGCTCCATAGAATATATGACCTGCTAAGCCTTATAGCAAATTTACTATCAAAAGATGAAAATGATAGACAACAGCTTGCTAAAATGGTAGAATATCATCAAGAGGGTTTTTTGCTGGGCCCCTCACCAGCCTTCAGATCTAAGGAAGAGAATGAGTAAAGAAGAAGCTATTGCGGTAATGGTTGAAACCTTTATCGAAATTAATAAAAGCATGGCATTAATGAGTGGAATGGGTGAAGAGGAAGTTTCTAAGTTTATTGAACAGAGTACTCCTTCTATCGAACACGCTCTTACTGCTGTTTACGAAGTAATGGTTGAAAAAGACATAATTAAATAAATTTACATGAGGTGAGCATCCCATATTTTGCCCTCATGTATTGCGGAAACGCACAGAACCCTAATAGGATCCGCCTCCTATTAGGGTTTTTTGATATAATATAACCATGACAACATATCTCAAAAAAGAAATGGAATCTGCTGGCTATGAAGTAGAAACTCCAGTAGAAGGATTATTGCTTGTAAAAAATTTTGTTACAGACGAAGAAATTAAACAATATTTTGAAATAATAAACAATGCTACTCAAGCTGATTGGGAAATTCAGTATACGCAAGGACTTGCTAAATTCTGTATGGCTAAGTTTGGAAGAGATGATGTTGAAAATTTAGTTGCAGAAGGTCTATTCGAAGTAACACAAAACTGGCACGATAAAAACTTAGCATTTACAGATAACCCTATTCATCACCAAGTAAGTAATCGACTTCAAAAAATTATGGATCAAGGTACAGAAAAGTTAATATGCTCTGGATTTTATTTTTTTCAAAGAATGCCAGAAGGGGTGGAACTTGTAGCCCATACAGATCAACACACAGATCCATCAATTAAGTATGCAGCAATCATATATATACATGATGATTATAAAAATGGTCAGGTGTTCTGGCCCAACAAAAACATTGAAATTGTTCCAGAGCCTGGAACACTAATTGTCTTCCCAGGTAATGATGAGTTTAATCATGGAGTTAGACATGTTGGTGCTGGCCCTATTAGATATGTGTTACCAGCATTTTTAAAGGTACCAAATTTTTACGACAA